GGATAGTAGGAAACGAACCCCTTCATTGAGTCAGGGTCGATCCGTACCCTGGCGTGAGCTGCCCTCCTCTGGGAGAGGCATGGGAGCTCGTCGGAGAAATCCGGTGAGACGGACTGGGCCCAAGCTGCAGGCCCCTCTCCTGTGCCAGTTTTACAAAGCAGCACCGCGGGTAGCGTCACAGCTACCTTGTGATAAGCGGGCTCAAGCTTGGCAAGAGGCCCTCTTGAGGGCACTCATCCTCGCTATGCCTGCTATCACGCCTCGTCTCTTGACGGGCACGCAGTCCTCCTTTGACGGTCGTTCATTCGATCGGCATGATAAGGTTGCTTTGAGCAGTATCGGAGCATTGCTTCGGCGATGCTGTGATGATTCGAGCTCGAAGAGGCTTTCTGGTGAGCTCCGGCAGTGGTCGGTAGCCAGCGAACCTACTGCGGCCCCCTTCCTCGGAGGCACTCTGTCGTTACGGGGCCTGTCGGGCCCTAGTGCGCGGAGGGTCCTGTTTCAGCTTTCGCGGTTTGGTAGGGCGGGGCCCTACCCGACCAAAGAGGCGGAGCAATCCTCCTTGGATCAGCACCGAGTTGACCTAACACGGGTCTTCAAGGTACCGAAGCGGCACCTGCGGGCGCTGCAACGGTTTGCTGAACGCTGGGCACATGGTAAGGTCGGAAACGGCCGTGCCTCTTACTCGTCTTCGGCCGGGTTTGAGGAGTCCAGGTCTGGCGGAGGGTGGAGGGTTGCTATCGGAGAGATGCAGAGCGCATTCCGTAAGCAATCCTTCACGTTAAGTGACGCATATCGCATCGGATCTTTAGTTCAGCCTTGGGTCGCGCAGTTCGCTGTGTGGACAGGGAGGAACGGGCCAGGGGTGGTTTTCGTCCCTGGTGAAAGGTCCGAGGTCCGGGAGTCCGTACCCGCAGAAGAGATTTTCTTCTTGTGGGATCCGCAGTATGCGGAGTTGGGGTATACCCTGGATACATGGGAAGTGCAGCGGGAACATTTGTTCGCCGTTGCCTCTTGTGTGTGGGCAGCATACTCTGATGGGGCTCTTGGAGGCACACGTTGTCCGAAGTGCCGTAGGGTTACCGTTCGGGAACGTGGGGCAAAGGTGCGTGTGGTAACGCCACTGGAGTCCCACCTCGCGTTTCTCGGGTCGTACCTTAATGCTTGGCTCCTGGATTTGCTATCCAAGGATCCTCGTGTTAATCCTTATGAGGAGCCCAAGGGGCCTGCTTGGCAGGTTCCTGAGGGTTCTTACTTAAGGTCTGCGGATCTATCACGCGCGTCGGATCTGGTTCCGGCACCTGTGGCAGGTGCCATTGCCAAGGGCTTAGCCCGAGGTTTGGGACTGGGGAACACGAGCGTTGAGCAGGCGTTAGCCATCTTCGCGAAGCCATTTGATGTGGTCGAACGGGATGGCACGGTTTGGCGCACGACTGGAGCGCCCCTCATGGGGGCAGGGCCTACCTGGCCGGTGCTTTCTTTGTACAACCTTTGGTTGTCATCGACTGCATTCCAGACTGACTGCGTTCGGATCGTCGGGGATGACTTGTTTGCATTAGGTTCTCTAATGTCAAGTCAACTCTATGATGCCTTGCTCAAGGCAACTGGCGGGTCGGTGTCTGAGGCAAAAGACACCTTCTCCCCATACGCTGGTTGCTTGGTGGAGCGGCTGTGTGTCGTCGAAGCCGGGAGGCTTCATTGGTATGACACTGTCTCGGTGGGTTCGCTCGCTGGGACTTCGCGGGTCGAGCGGGACGCAGAAATGCTTCCTGCTTGGGCACGTGGACCGGGCATGAAATGGGTACCCGGAGTGGATTACTTAATGGAGTCGACCTTCGGGGATGAGTTCGCTCGTCTTCGTAGGGCAGGCTTTGACCCTTACATCCCTAGAGAGTTTGGCGGACCTGGTTTCCCATGCTCGCCTGAAAGGCTCACTGCAAGCTTACAGGCCCTTCGGCCCCATTGGGTTAGGGCTTTGCGCGTGGTGATGTCACAAGGCAGTCGATCGGGTGACCTACTGCTTCGTCTGCAATCGCCTTGGAAGGCAAGTTCTCTGACTCGCCATCAGGACTTGGCCGACTGGGTACGGCAGGCGATCTCTGCTTCGGATGTAGAGCGGTTGGGGGCATTGCCTGAGAGCGGCCTCCCACAAACCTCATTGAGGGACTTCGAACGGCTCGTTGAGGCCGGATTGGCATCCGGTTTTGACTTGGCGCGAGGTTTCCCGGTAAAACGGGAGTGGGAGCTCAGGCTTTCCGTCGTACGTACGAATTTGCGTACGGTACTTAGGGCGGTGAATCGTCTTGTACCCAGACGCAGATTCCGAGACGGTGTTCGGAACATTGAGGAGGGGCTAGCAGCCTTTCTCACTAAAATTCGTGGTTATGACATAGTCATTCCTGCGGAGTTTCGGACAACCCCAGGTATTGGTGCTGCAACGGTGGATCGGCGCTAAGTCGGACCAGGGTTTATGGAGGGGCGAAGTTGGACTGCTCCGCCTGGGTTCGTCCCGGGGGTAGTGTGGGTTTAGCTGCCCACCCTTGCGCGGTGTATAGGAAGCTCTCATATAGGCCAGGATGCTAACTGGCATTAAGGGGAGCGTACTCCACCTTTCCCGCGTGTATGGCTTGAAGCCCTTCTTTACTTTGGTTCGGCAGATCGACGCCGAAGGTTCCCTCCTCTGGTGAGAGGCCGTAAAGGGGAACCCCGGTTGGGCCACTTGGG